TGTCCTGCTTGGATGCCTCCATCCAAGCGCCCTGAACGGCCTGAATCTGAGCCATTTGACGTTCGGCCATCTTCGGGCCCATGACGTCAAGCAGCTTCTGCGCAGCGTCCTGACTCAGTTGAAGCTCCCGTGCGACCTCCGAGTACGCGGTGATGGTGTCACCGTCAAACTCCTGACCTTCAGGAGCCTTGAATTCGTACTTCTCAGGCACATTCGGCTTGGCTTCGGCGGGTGCCTCGGCTGCCTTCTCTGCCTGTCCGGTCACAGGGGCGTCCTGCGCCTTGGCCGTATCGGCGGGCGCAGTCTGAGGTGCAGACGCCTTCTGCTCGCCATACAACTTCTCCGCCGTCGCGGAGGTGTTGCTGGCATTCGATGATGTGGGCGCCTCACTGGTTGGGGTCGCCAGCATCGTCGTTGGTTCGTTCATTCGTGTGTTCCTTCAACATGACCGGATAAAGTTCCGGGCATACGGCATGGATAATACCAAGTAACTGTAGGCCGTAGTTACGGTTACCTTCAGAGAAGGCCATTGTCATGCTGTTGGTAGCAAACGAGGACCGGAACACTCCGGCCCTGTCCAGCAACCGCCACACCATGCGCCGGCCACGCTTGTTGTTCATCAGCCACTTGACGTCGGCTGCCTCGTTCTCGCGCTCGAGGCGTTCACGCTGATCGCGCTCGGCCTTGCTGCGCTCCTGTCCACGGATATCGAGTGGGTCGTAATTGCTCAAGGTTGGAATGTCTGAGATGATGAATGTTGAACTAGCAACGTCAAGCGATACCGTTGACCTCGTTGACGGTCAGGATCACAGACGGCGTAGCTGGCCTGGTCGGAGTCGATAGCGTGCCTTCGTAGGCAATCGACACGGCGGTGTTTGGCGTGGACCAAATGATCTGCGCGTACTGGCCGGCGTTCATGGTCACGAAAAAGTTCCATGCTGCAACCAGCAACCCGTCACCACCACCATGCTTTCTCGGCAGCGTGATCTGTGTATTGCTGTTTGCGACATTGGTTCCGTTCAATGCGAGCCACACGCTTACGTTGTGCTCCGATGAGTTGTCTGTGTTCTTGAACTGGGCGCTGAATTGGATGTTGTAGACCGAATCGCGTGTCACTGTGATTCGGCTGTTGCTCACAACCGAAACTCCATGCGAGAAGTCGGTTGTGTCGTATTCCATTGGCGTAGCAGTGTTTGCAAGCGCAGTCTGGTTTGACACGTCAAAAAACCCACCCGTATGCGGAGCTCTAGCGAAGATCAGTTCGCTGCCGTCGGGATCTTTCAAGCCAGCGAAATCGCCTGTGGTTGAGTTGTAAAGCCAAGGACCACCTGGCGTCTTCATAAAGTATGGCATGCAATTCTCCGGTGCGATTCAAGTCGGTCTGTCATCCACCGCCATAAAGCAAAGTTGCAGCAGATCCCATGACGTTCTGCGTCCCGATTTCCATATCGGTGATCTGCAATTCAACCTTGCTTTCCGTACCACCCTGCGTCTGCTCCTCGCCTGCTGACTTGACGTATACGCGAGCGCGGATCTCCATGACTGTGCCAATCTTCGGCAGCGAGGTCATGCGCAGCTTCTCAAGTTCGTCAGATTCCAGTTCCAGAACCAGACCTTCTGGAAACTTCGGTTCGTCCATTTCGACCTGACCAGGCATTTCCTCGACTTCGGCCTCACGGGCCATATTCACCATTGCCATTTTGTTCCTCTCAAACTTCCAGCGCCGACGGGCTGGTGTATCCACTGAACATGTTCATCACGTCGGTCAGGGCGTTCTGCTGTCCGGTCGGAGCCTGCGCCATGTTCTTGACGGTCTGCGACGACTGCTGCAACGCAGCCGCCTGCTCCTTGGCCGCCATCGCCTGGTTGCGGGCGGTGCGGATGGCAGCGACTTCCTTATCGGCGATGATGAGCGACGGGTCCACGCCAAGCATGTCTGCGTAGATGTCGGCCCACTGGTCGCTGTCGAACTTGTCGAGGATGTCCGGCTTCATCGTGGCGATCTGGCCGAGGTTGCCGACGAAGCGGTCAACCGAGTTCGTGCCGATGGCACGCTGCGCCTGGGCAAGCATGCTGACGAACTCGACGTTCAGGTCCATGCCCTGCAACTCCTCGGGGGCCGGCGGGATGATGCCGCCCTGCAACATGCGGGTGAACGTGATGTCCACCAGCGGGTCGAGCAGTTCGTTGTGCAGGCGCTCGAGCACGGGCCCGAGCATCAGCAACTTCTCCTCGTGGCGCTCGGCGACCTCGGTGGCCGTCATGCGGGTGTTCGGCTGACCGGCCAGCATGAGGAACATGTCCGCGTAGAACGCACCACGCACGCGCTCGCGGCAGTCTTGGATGTCGTTCAGCAGGTACTGGAGGTTCAGGTTGACCTCAAACGCCGTCTTGATGCCGGCTGACGCACCGTCCACGAACGAGATGCCACCAGGCAGCGTCTCGACGTCGCGGTTCTTCATGGACACGGGCACTTGGAGCGGCGGCTTGGTCTGGTAGTCGATGGCCTGCGCCTTGCGCAACTGCTCGTGCTGAAGCTGCTTGATGTCGCCAAGCGCCTCCATGCCCGGGCTGTTTCCGTAGATGTCGCCGCCGGCGGTGGCCCAGCGCGGGACGAGCGCGGGGAACTGCTCAAACCCGCTCTCTCGCAGGAACACGCCGTCCTCGCCGCCGACCTCGAAGTACCACGAGCCCCACGCCATGTTCTTGTTGTCGCGCTTCTTGTGGTCGCGGTCGGATCGCGGTTCGATGGCGTGGATGACAGGAATCCACTGGTCGAGCGTGCCGCGATCCCACATGTTGCGCACGGTCGTGGAGCAGTTCTTGTAGCCGAACTCCTTGACCATCGCGGCGACCGTCATCTCAAACTCTCGGTACAGCGTGTCAACGCGGCCCTGCGCGTCGGTGGCAATGCAGTACTCGCCCGTCGTGACGGGGTAGTGGTGGATGACGTTCTTGAAGTCGGGCAGCACGATGCTCGTGGCCGTGCCGAACGCGCCGAGTTCCTCGTACATCGTGTGCAGGGCGCGGTAGGTGTTGGACTTCTGGAAGACGAGCTGCATGCGGCGCGTCACGTCGTCCAGCCACAACTTGACGGGCTGGAACGAGTTCAGTTCCGGGTCGGCGGTTGCAAGTCTGAACCACTGCCGTGCTGGGCTGGTCGCGCCAGCCATCATGCCGGCACCGAGCGTGCGCAGTGCGCGGGTGCCCGTGTTGTCGTAGATGTTGTTGTGCCGGCGCCAGCCCTTGTCGCGGTCCTGGCGGAAGTATCGACCGTTGCGGGGGAGCAGGTAGGTGGTGATCTCCTGCCAGTGTGAGAGCCACGACGCTCGCTCAGACTTGAGCTGCCCCCATCGCGTGAACAGCTTGTCGCGTGTCGGTGCGCTTGGGTAGGACTGTGCGTCGCCGGTGTATTCGCTCACGATTACCCTCCGAGGAGTGAACTGCGCCCAAGCGCCAGATCCTGCGGGTTGACGCCGGTCGGCCCGGTCAGCATGGTGCTGGTCGGACCGCCACCTGCGCCCTCGGCTGCTCCAGCCATGATCTCGCCCATGTTGGGCTGCCGGCGGTTGGCTGCGGCCATAGCCTGGGCACTGCGTCGCTGCTGCGATGCTGCCTGTGCGCTCGCCTGCGTTTGCGCTTGCCGCTGCTCGCCGAGCGCCTGCTTCTGGGCTTCATCGGCACGCTCTCCCGAATAGATCGCGTACCCCGTTCCTGCCGCCGCTGCCGTTGCTGCCGCCACTGCGGCGATGGTGCTGATCGCTGCCATTTCAGATCTCCTTGGAATGCATCCGCTCGGTCAGAGTGTAACCCATGATGCCTAGGATTCTTGCGGCAGGTGTCTCATCTCGCCCATTCATCACGAGATCGCTCATCGCCACGTACTTGAGTCCTCGGCGCTTGGCCTCATCCTCAAACGCTTGCATGAGCCTGATGCCAGCCATGCCACGGTATGCAGGATCAACCCACCACGCGAGCTCCACAGCAGTCTGCATGTGCGGCGCAAACCAAAGCGGGCCGATCACGCCAAGGATTCCGCCGATGATTCGTTCACCATCCAGAGCAACGAACGAAACGCCACAGTCGATGACCGCGCTTATACCGTTCGCTAGTTGCTCATCGGTTAGATGGTCGTTGATCGACCTGTACTCGCTGAACTGGATGAATTGCCTGCCCATCATCAGCAGCGCAGGAACGTCATCGCGTGTTGCTAATCGGATCATTCCATGCCCTCGTACGGGTCGTAGTCGCCTGGCCGAGTGTCGATCCGGTCGCGCACCTCGCGTGGGAGCTGCTTGCCCACGGGGAACGCGAACGTCAAAGCCAGCGCGTCGGCGATGTCCGGGCTTGCACCACCCTGTAGCCGGCGCTTGATGTCGTCCTTGGACTCGAGCACCCGTCTGCCGTTGCTGTCGTACGAGTACGTTGGGGTGGCGAGTTCGGCCTTCAGGAACGGGTCGTTGGGGATCGAGCCGCCCTGCTCGAGCCATTCCCGCATGGTCCACCACATCTCGGTGCGCCTGTTGACGAACAGGCCGGGGTTGTTGGGCTTGCCGCCGAAGTTCACCTCCACGATCCCGTAGCCCAACTGGCGCAGGCGGTCGATCACGCCGGCCCCACCGCCGACGTCGATGAACACGCCGTCCGGGTCGCGCTCCTCAATGACGTTGGCTACCCTTCCAGCCAGGCTCATGTTGTCGATGCCCCGGTAAACCTGCGGCTCAAACGCCACTAAACCTTGGCGCAGCATGATGACGCTTCGGTCATCGCCGAACCGGGCCGGGTCAACGCCGACAACCAGCGGCGCGTCCACGATGTCTCCGTCTGAGTATCGGCGCCGTGATGCGGACTCCGCATCGGACAAGTTGATGAGCTGATCGTCGCCGGCTGCGCTGAAGTCGCACATGTACTCTCGTGCGAACGCCGACTCAGGCATGTCGCGGCGCAGGCGCTTGACTTCGTCACGGTCGATGGCGTCCGTATCATCGACGGTATAGAGCGCAGACCACCAGTCCTCGAGTCCGTTGGAGCGGTAGAACAGCTCGCTGAACAGGTTGATTCCAGACGGCGTCCCGATGAACATCGCCCAGCCCTTGCGGTCTGACAGGGCCGGCTGCACGATGTCGGTCCAGACCTCTGGCTTGATCTGGGCAACCTCGTCAATCACGCAGCCGTCGAGTCGGACGCCGCGCAGGGCGTCGGGGTTGTCGCCGCCGAACAGGCGGATAGTCGCGCCGTTGTGTTTGAAAACGACGGCCAGATCCACCTCGTTGATGTCGATGGCCCCGGTCGTGCGCATTGGGCGCAGTTTGTCCTTGAGCCGAGCCCACGCAATGGCCTTGGCCTGGCGCAGGAACGGTGCGATGTAAACGTAGAACCCGAGCGGCTGCTTGCATTTCAGAGCCTTGTCCAGAAGCTCCATGATGGCAAGTTCCGTCTTGCCGGCACGTCGGTGCAGGGCAAGAACGGTGAACCGCTTGCGCTTCAGGTGACATTCCCGCTGCCACTGGCGCGGGTTGTAGTCAAGGCTTATCGGCACTTGGCACGCCCGTGATGACGGTCAGATTCACGCCGCCGGCATGGTCCACGCCGACCTTGTCGCCGTACTTCTTGGGGTTCCACTTGGCGAGGAGCTTGAGCCGCGTCTCGACCTGGAGGCGACGCCACGCCACCTCAACCTGATCGGCTGGCTTCGTGTCGGCCAGTTCCTTGCACTCGTCGGCGATCACGTCATGCCCGTCCTCACGCGCCTGCGCGATGCGTAGGTCAAACGCTGGATCCTTGGCCCTCCAGTCGTAGACCACGGTGAAATGCGGCTTGCCTTCAAGCCTGCACCATTCCCGCAGCGGCTTGCCAGCGGCCAACCATGCAACGAGTTCGTCAGCCAGGTCTTGCGGGACGGGCTCTGGCGGTCGGCCTATCGGTCGCGGCGCTTGGCTGCCTTCGCCTTGTCCGCTCGCACGAACTTCTTTGCGACGGACATAGGGACGCCGACCTTCTTTGCGAACGACCGGGAGTGCGCTGCCGCCTGCATCAGGCGCTTCTGTGCGGGTGATTTGCT